TTCCATCTTAATGATATGGTTGATATTTTAGGCAGAAAGTTAATTAGTGGCGATGTTATTGAACTTCCGCATCTTCAAGATGATCATGCCTTAGAAGATGAAGAAGTTGACAAAGTATACGAAAGTTTAAAACGATACTACGTAGTTCAAGATGGAAACCGAGCCGCAGAAGGGTTTAGCCAAACTTGGTATCCTCATTTATGGCGAGTTAAATGTACACCACTTGTTGATGCACAAGAATACAGAGATATTATTGGCGATATTACTTCAGGCGTCGATGGAGAGGATGATACACTAAAAAGTATTTTAAGTGATTATAGTAAGAACTTAGAAATTAATGATGCCGTAGTTAAGCAAGCAGAAGCAATGGCTCCATATGTACAAGATGTAGTAGACGGTAGAAGTGGTTACGACACAACACGTTTTTGGATTGCGCCATCGAAAGACGACGGATCTATATTATTAGTTTCTGCAGATGATGGTTCACTTACTTCTGATGCTGAGAAAGAAAGTGCTGACGTATTTTATGGAATGTCTGAAGAAAAAATTAGTCATTACTTGGCAGGCGACGGGGTGCCACCAAATGGAGCGCCGGCGACACTTTTAACAAGTTTCCCTGCTACTCCTGTTAAGGGAGAATACGTATTACGTGTAGATTATATGCCTAATAGATTGTATATTTTTAATGGCAAAAAATGGGCATTCGTTGAAGATAATGTTCGTATGCAAATTACTAACTACACAGATCGTTATACATATAGAACTAAAACGTTTAATGATAAGACTTCTATTACTTTAGCAGACGGCAGCGAAGTAAAAGCACGCCAAAGTTTATCTAATGTACTACGTGCAAGAGAGGATGAAGAATAATGCATATCTATAAAAGAGTATGGTTTAAAAAGGAGGATAAGTAGTTGGATTTTTTTACGATGGGCAAATAAGACGATACATGGCCCAATTCATTCGTCTCTTATCTCACTTTTATGTTGAAACCGGAAAAGACTCAGATGGTAACTCTGCGTTAATAAGAGTTCCTGTTACATACGGTGATATCTCAAGACAGGTAGCAAGCATTATTCGCAAAAATAGTGAAAACGCACTTAATACTGTTCCGCGTGTTTCTTGTTATATCACTGGTATACAGTATGATCGTGATAGAATAATGGCTCCTTCTCATGTAGATAAAATTCACATTAAAGAACGATTTTATAACAAAGACACAGGCAAATATGCAGCTGGGCCTGGAGATAGTTATAGTATTGAACGTAGTATGCCAAGTCCATATAAATTAACAGTTAATGCTGACATATGGACAAGCAACATGGAACAAAAACTGCAACTTACAGAGCAATTATTTTACATGTTTAATCCAAATCTAGAAATACAAACGACAGACAATTATGTAGACTGGACTTCTATATCATATGTTGAACTTACTGATATTAGTTTTAGTAATAGAACTGTTCCTGTAGGTACTGAAGATCAAATTGATATTGCTACACTAACATTTGAAATTCCTGTATGGGTTAATCCTCCGGCTATTATTAAACGCCTTGGTGTTATTTCTAAGGTTGTTATGGGTATATTTGATGGTAGCGGAAACTTAGCAGATAGTGTACTTGATGAAACAAAACTAATGGGTAGCAGACAATATTTTACACCACTCAATTATGGTGTATTATTATTAAACGGCGAACTTAAAGTATTAAGTGTTGGCGAACCAATAAGCGGAGACACAAAAGAAGATGTAACGTTTGATCATATTCCAATAAAATACGGTGACGATATTCCATGGAAACAAGTTATATCGCAATTTGGTGATCTTAAAGACGGTATTAGCCAAGTTAAATTATTAACTAATTTTCAAAACACAACCGGAGGAGTTGATGATTTCTCAGAAATTGTTGGTACTGTAGAATACGATTCAGATGATGACTATATATTAAAATTTACTGTAGACACAGATACTATTCCAACAAATACACAAACTGCTATTAATGCAATTATTAATCCTCTTAAAAATGTTCCTGGTGGTGGTTTACCTGCCGCAACTACAGGTCAGCGTTATCTAATATTAGAAGATATTGGTGACTCTGCTAATACGGACGGTGCTGATGGTTGGAAGGGCGCAGCCGATTTAGTAGCAAGTAAGTTTGATATTATTCAATATGATGGCACAAACTGGGTTGTAAGTTTTGATGCTAGTGCTAATAAAGGCATACACTATGTAACAAATACTAAAACAGGCATTCAGTATAAGTGGACAGGTGCTATTGACGAGGATATTCCTACAAATACAGGTGAATGGATTAAATCATACGAAGGTGAATACACCGCAGGATTGTGGTCTATTTTACTGTTACCATAATATATAACTAATAATTATTATTATGAAGCAAGTTACCGGGGCCGGCGGTATTTTCTATTGTCGCGATACAAAACAATTTTTATTTCTATTACGAAACGACACAAAATATAAACACAAATGGGGATTTCCAGGTGGCAAAATAGAAGCAGGGGAGAGCACCATTGATGGATTACAAAGAGAACTTACTGAAGAAATAGGAATAGTACCTGCTATAGAAAAAATTATTCCCATAGAATTTTTTACTTCGGATGACGGACACTTTTTCTACCATACTTTTATACTAATTGTTGAAACCGAGTTTATACCGAATTTAAATAATGAACACTGTGGGTATGCTTGGGTAACTATGGAAGGATGGCCAGCACCATTGCATCCGGGTGTTTTCTCTACATTAAAATTAGACTCTATTAAAGACAAAATTAAAGTTATAGTAGAAACTATTTAGATATCAGCCTCGATAATAAATTGCTTTAAATGTATTTGTCTAAGATTTCGATGCCATTTCCATTCATCTGGCATTACTTCTTCCATACCCGCAACAGTTACTCTAATAAAATCTACGTCTGTATACGTATTAAAAACTCTAGACATATTATTAATCCAAACCGCATCGCCAGGATTTTCATCTGTTGGTCCATAATGCTGAGTGCCAGCATATACATTATTATTGATTGTAGCATCCGTAGATTGATTATCAAATCCTAACATATATATTTTTTTGTGGCCATGAAAACAAGCAAGATATACTGCGGTTGCACCACAATTCATACGAGGATCATGTGGAATAAGAGAAACATGTTCAGGATGTCTTAACAAACAGGATGCTCTGCCAAACACTACATTGTTTTCTGCATAGCCTTCATCAATTATGTCATTAATGATATCAGAATTTGTTGCTACTAAAAAATCTGGAGACCAATCTTGATATATTTTATTACAACCATAGCATTGCCCTTTATTTTTACCCAAATGTCCACCGCCCGCTGTTGAAAGATAGCTTAACTTAAATGTTGACATTGATGTTCTTGATTTTCCATTGCCTACAACATAAGCAACACTATTGTGATCACTATTAGGAATTGTATTAGGAATCCAAAATCTATCTTGGTGTTTTCTGCCATTTTTAACTGTAACACCAGAAACAATATATTCACCATCATAATCATCAATGTAACGAGCAACCGACATGCTAAATCTCCTATATTATATTATTTATTTTACAAAAAGTAAGGGGGACTTTCGCCCCCCTTACCATACAACTTAAAAATGTAAGTTAAAACTAATAATGTAACTTATAGTCTGCCTACAACAACTTCGATGATACCTGAAGTACCGTTGAAGTCTTCTAGTGCCTTACCAATGACTGAACCTAAACGTGGGTTTGCTTCAGCTTTAGCATAGCCTTCGCCTGCGGAAACTAGCATGTCACCCTTACGGATTGTGCCTGTTACCTTAACAGGTACACGACCTGTTAGTGCTACTGCTACGTTTGTGCCTTCCAAACCTTCGTTCATTAGGAAGCCTGGGTTTGTACTTACTACACCAGCAATACGTGAATCCATTGAATCAGATGTCATTGTTACTTCTGCGTCGCCGCCGAAGGAAACAACAGTACCTGGCTCGTAGATTACGTCACTTGTGTAACGTTCTGCCAAGTCAGCGTATTGTGCTGATGTTGAAATACCGTTGAAGGTTGTTGCATAAACTGTTGCAAACTTATTATCAGACTGACCGACATCACCTACACCGTTTGTACCACTCTTAGTAATACTTTTAATCTCATTAGCAGCTGGTGTTGTCCCATCACTCTGGAAAACTTGTAGAGTGTTTGAACCGCTATCTTTAAGTACTAAGTCACCAAAGTATATTGAATCTCCCGAAAGATAAAGGTCACGCCACTTGTCGCTTGAGCCACCTAGGTCAAACCCTGTTGTTCCATTAGAGTCAACACTAGGTAGTAGAGCAGAACTTGTTAAAGTCATGATCTCTGTGCCACCTACGTCAAAGCGGATGATATCTTCGTCTGAAGACTCTTCTACTTGGACCTTAGTATCACCGTCAGCATCTTCTAATGCGTTAACAGATGTTGTTGTAGTGATTTCACGAATTTCAATTGCATCACCATTAGCAGGTGCTTCTGTAAATGTAATTGTTGTTCCGCTAATACCATAAGCTGTTGTTGGTAATTGTACAACACCATTAACAGTAACAATACAACCAGCAGTTGTAAGATCTGAGTTTAGACCTGTAAAATCTGTTGTTGTGCCGTCACCAGTTTTGGTTTCACTTCTTACGACTGTAAATTCAGTTGTAGCACCTTTCCATGAAGAACCATTATAATATTCAAAATTACTGTTTGTTGAATTATAACGGAACATACCAGCGGCTGGTGAGCCTGGACGCTGTGCAGTTGTACCTGAAGGTAGTACCATTGATTCTGTTGAAGAACTCATATCAAGTACTGAACCTGCGTTAGGTGTTGCTGTTAACAAGCCAATTGCGTCGTTACCAGCGTCAAGATAGAACATGTTAGCATTGCCTGATGATTCAATACGGAAGTCGTTGTCACCACCACTCTCGTTAAAGACAGCGGCATCGTCAACACCAAATGTTGTGCCATCATAAGTAATGTTTGCTTCTGCTTGTACTGCTGAAGTACCATTACCTGTTAGTAGGCTGTTAGCGGTTAAGGATGTTGCGCCTGTACCACCTTGGTCTACTGCTACAGTAGTACCTTCCCATGTACCTGAAGTAATTGTACCAACAGTTGCTAGTGAACTTGCTGATGTAACGTTGTTCAATGTGTCAAGTGCTGTTTCGAAGTATGTCTCGAAATCTGTTAGTGCTACTTGAACCATTGTGCCACCGTCATTGACAACTACACGGTCTGCGTCTGCTAATGTTGTAGAAGTTGCAGCTGTGTCACCATCAGCGGCCGCTGTAAGTTCAGCGGCTGTAGGTGTTACACCTAATGTTACTAATTGTGCGGCTGCATTGGCGTCATCCAACAATGCTTTACCAGCTGCTGTTAGGTCATATACTGCGGCTGTGCCGGAACCAGTAAACTGGATACCTTTATCAGCTGCGGAAGTTAGACCTGCGATTGCGGCTAGTTCTGCGTCATATGCCTGTACATGTGTACCAATTGTTAAGCCTAGTGAAGCACGAGCAGTTGCGCCTGTTTCTGCTGTCCAATTGGAGCCATCACCTACGATGATGTTACCGTCTGTTACAGCCAAGCCAGCAATGTCTGCAAGACCTGCGTCATATGCTTGTACATCTGAACCAATTGCTACGCCCATGGTTGTACGTTGGGCGGCGGCATCAGCATCGTCTAACAATGCTTTACCAGCTGATGTTAGGTCATATGTTGAAGCAGTGCCTGAACCAGTAAATTGGATACCTTTATCGGCTGCAGATGTTAAACCAGCAATGGCCGCCAATTCAGCGTCATATGCTTGTACATCTGTACCAATTACTAGACCCAATGTTGTACGTTGAGCCGCGGCGTCAGCGTCATCCAACAACGCTTTACCTGCGGAAGTCAAGTCATATACTGCGGCTGTACCACTACCTGTGAACTGAATACCTTTATCAGCGGCTGATGTTAAACCAGCAATAGCAGCTAGTTCTGCATCATATGCCTGTACATCAGAACCAATAGCAACACCTAGGTTTGTACGTGCGTCGGATGCTGTTGAAGCACCTGTACCACCGTGTGCTACACCTACGTCTGTGCCTTCCCATGTACCTGTACCAATTGTACCAACGGATGCTAGACTTGTTGCAGATGTAATACTGTTTTGTGCGGCTGTTGTAATTGTACCTTCGACGTTACCAAAGATTACATTACCTACTGTACCAGAAGCAACCTCGCCTGAGATTGTTGCGTCAGGGATAAATGTAAACTTGCTTACGGAATCGTCGTAACCGAAGAAACCAACTTTAGCGGTTGAACCATTGTGCCATCTAAACTCAATACCACGGTCCTTGTCATCATCTGAACCAGGAGCAGTATCACCACCTAATGTCATAATTGGATCATCTAGTGTTGTAACTGTGGAGTTTACAGTTGTTGTTGTACCGTTAACTGTTAAGTCACCGGAAATAACAACGTCACCTGTACCATCTGGTGTAAGTGTAATGTTACCATTTGTGTCTGTTGAACTAATAACGTTTCCATCAATACGGATGTTATCAGCATTCAACTGACCTGAACTTAGTGCTGTTAGGCCTGATACTGTTGCGTCTAATGCGACACTAATATCATTATCAGATACTGTTGTAGTAATGTTATTACCACCAGTAAAGGTTAGTGTATCTGTACCAACTGTTACACCATCATCTGAACCTGAATCAGCGGCAACTGTTAATGTGGCTGAACCAACTTGTGAATCAACATATGCTTTAATTGATTGTTGTGTAGCAAGTGCTGTTGCACTGTCACTACCCATTGCGTCCTCATCTAAGATTGATGACACTGTAGCACCTGAAGCAAGTGTTAAGTCTTCGCTAATTACTACTGAACCGTCGGAAGCGATAGTAAATTTATCTGTACCGTCGGAAATTTCAACAGTTATTAGGTTTGCTGTTTGTGAGCCTACACCTTTAACTGCTAGTGTAATCTCGTCTGTTGTATCACCAGTGATTGTTGCACCGGCGGCTACTACCAACTGATCGTTGGCTGTTAGTGTTGTAAACGTACCAGCTGCTGGTGTTGATCCACCAATTACTGAGTCATTTACTGTTCCACCACTAATAGTTAGGTCATTGTCAACGTATGCATCAGCAATTGCTGTGCCGTTCCATACGCCTGTACCAATTGTACCAACTGTGGCTAGTGATGAAGCGGAAGTTACATTATTTAATGTATCTAGTGCGCTTTCGAAATATGTTTCGAAATCTGTTAGGGCAACTTGTACCATAGTACCGTCATCGTTAACAACTACACGATCAAACAATTCAAGTGTTGTTGCTGTTGCGGCTGTGTCGCCGTCTACGATATTCAACTCTGCGGTTGTTGATGTGATATCATCTAAAGTATTAAGTTCAGCTGCGGTTGCTGTTAAGCCAAGTGTTACTAATTGAGCGGCTGCGTTAGCATCATCAAGTAGCGCCTTACCTGCGGCTGTTAAGTCGTAAGTAGCGGCTGTACCTGAGCCTGTAAATTGGATACCCTTGTCGGCCGCTGATGCTAAACCAGCAAGAGCTGCTAGTTCTACATCGTATGCCTGTACGTCTGTACCAATTGCTAGGCCTAGTGATGTTCGTGCTGTTGCACCTGTTTCTAATGTGAAGTTAGAACCATCACCAACGATAATGCCGCCATCTGTTACTGCAAGACCTGCGACATCTGCTAATTGTGCGTCATATGCCTGTACATGTGTACCAATTGTTAAACCTAATGATGCTCTTGCTGTTGCACCCGTTTCTAATACGAAATTAGAACCGTCGCCAACAATAATGCCACCGTCTGTTACAGCAAGACCTGCGACATCTGCTAATTGTGCGTCATAGGCTTGTACATCTGAGCCAATTGCTAGGCCTAGGTTTGTACGTGCGTCAGAAGCTGTTGATGCGCCTGTACCACCAGCTGCCACAGCAACGTCAGTTGCTGACCAAACACCTGTGGTAATTGTACCTACAGATGCTAGTGATGTAGCAGATGAAATAGTATTTTGAGCCGCTGTTGTAATAGTACCTTCAATATTGCCAGCAATAATGTTTGCTTGACCTGCAACGGATATGTTACCTGCGGTACTACCAGTTTCTGTTGTTGTGATAAAGTTAAATTTATCTGCGGATTCGTCCCAAATTAAACCTACGTTGGTATCGTCACCACGTTCTACAACAAAACCTGAGTCAACTGCGCCTGAGCCAGAAGCGTTTGCACTGAATACTAATAGAGGATCTTCAATAGACATATTTGTAGTGTCAACAGTTGTTGTTGTACCATTAACAACAAGGTTGCCAGAAACAGTTAGGTTTGATCCGTAAGTCATGTCATCTTCTAACTTACTACCAGCGATAGCGGCAGAAGCTGCGATTTTGGCATTACTAACGGCACCATCCGTAATCTGATCTGTATCTATTCTAGTTAAAGCCATTTATTTTTCTCCATTCCTATAAAAAAGTCTTATATAAGACTTAATATACCATATATACATATTATGGAATGATTCTGTCTGCAATTGCAGACAGATCCTTTAAATCTAACGTTATTGAGAGATATAAAGGTCATCTATATGCTCGAGCATATACAGTATGCCTATATTTAAATGGATTTATGGAGAAATAGTGTTAGCACATATATACTAACTAAGGCGTTTAAATTAACGATTTTAGTAGCATATAACTATTATAGTAGCATATTATTTTCATTTTACGTGCAAGACTAGAGTTATTTTAATATAAATCAGATGATATATCGAAGGCGCATGTTGAACTAGAACGATTTCTAAAACTCTTTATAAACTCAGATTGTAAATTAATATGTGAACCGTATTGAAATATTAACCGTTCCATTTGAAAACAATTACTAAGCCAAAAATATGTATTATGTTTGTTTTTTGTATGTTCCAAAAGTTCCTCAATGTGTTCATTATTAAAAAGATCTAATTGTTTATATACTACATTTAACTTTAAAAACTTATTCCAGTATTGTTTTAGTTCTAATGATGTAATATTGTTTTCACTAATATATTTTTCAATTGTGCGATCGCCGTCTTGAATTCCTACTAAATTTGGATTTGCCTTTACGAATTTATTTGTTAAAAGTTTAAAGGATTCTATTTCACCATCCCAGTTATTTTTTAGATATTGTTGCCACTTTATTGCGGCAGGACTAATATCAAACATTAAAACATTTGTGTTGTCTGTAAAATAATCCTGTCCTAACAAAATATAAGTTTTTAATCCACCACATACGCCTATATAATTGTCAAACTTATATGCAAACTTATGTGATATATTAACTTCTTCTGTGTTTATAATGTAGTATCCATCTGTTAAATTTCTCACAGCTTCACGTAATTCAAATGCGAATGGTTCTACTTCTTGAGGCATTGGATTATCTAAATTTTCCATTAACCTTTTTATATCACTGTAGTAGTTTTCTGGGTAGCAATATGCTTTTAATATTTCTATTTTATTAGAAAATGTTTTTGTTGGTATATACGCTTCTTTATCAGTTTCGAGTAGTTTACAATTAATTAAAAACCAATTTTCATTTCCTATTACTGCTTCGTTTGATTCGTCAATGCATTGGTCAAAAATTGATCTATCCCAAAACACATGCCCTGCTTTTATAACAAAAATATAATCTTCATCTGCTTTAACAATAGGGTCTGTATCATTTTGCAAGTGTATAGGATATCTCTGCTGAACACAAAATTCTGTAAAATCACATAATCTGTCTGCTATATTTTTACAATTTTTATCTGTAATTCTAAGCAATATTAATTTGACTTTCATAACTGGTTAAAACAATATTATTAAATTGATCTGTTTCTGCACCATGTACAATAATATGATATCTATCTTCACTACTATTGTTTATAACACAATGGTCATATGCAATGTTAAAATGAATTATACTGCCTGTGTTTTCAAATGGAACTATTCCATTTTCTGTAATTAGATGACAGTCTTTTGGGTGATTAAGGCTGAAGTTAACTGCTCTACTAGGATTATCTTCTCTAAGTCCGTCATAATGCACATCAACATATCCGCCGGGCTCAAGTAACATAATTCTTAATCTATCATATGCACTAAAAGGAAATGTATTTTTAAAATAATTTGTTGTTATAGGACAATGATTAGATGCGTTTGTCCACACTCTAAGAGTGTCGTTGCTATAGCCATGATCTTGCGGTGGTCCAGTTATGTGATCATCAATTCCGTGTAAACAAATACTTTTCCAGCCTTGTGACTGATCATCGCGATGTTCTACAAACATATGTTTTATGTTCTTTGCTTCTTCAAGCATTTCTTTAAACGGGGCATCTATTTGTAGTTTTAACCATGGATATTTACATTCCCAATTAACCCAATTGACAGGATCTTTGTCACTTGGAATCGGTTCGTAATTCCATACTTTGTCTTTATTTTGTAAGTAGAATTCTTTTATCATAGAACATTTAAATATTTTTATTAACTTATATTAAGTCTGCCCAAGATCCATTTTCATAGCCTTGGAATTTGTTATCTGTAGTATTGTAAATAATCATACCGTTGGCAGCCGATAATGAGTTTCTTTGTGTTGTTGTCATGCTTGCTAATTGTACCGCATTAGCAAAAACTGTTGCACCAGTAGTCATCGTAGCAACTTCGGTACCGGCTGTCGCAAAACGAATTGTATCTTCGTCAGTACTTGCTTCTACTCTTATTCTTGTATCATTATCAGCATCCGCAATTAAATTTTGTGTACTAATTAATGAAGTACTAAAAATTCTTACTTCTACAATGTCATCAGTGTGTGGTGCTTCTACCATTGTAAGCGTTGTGCCACTTACACTATATGCTGATGTAGGTTGTTGTAAAGCACCGTTAATATTAACGATAGTACCGTTTGTTGTTGCTGACGAACTCAGTGTAAATGCAGTTGTTGTACCGTCGCCAGTAAATGAGTCACTTGATACTAATGCATAATTACTTGCTTCTAAATCAACCCAAGAAGTACCATTATAGTATTCCATTTTATTACTAGTGCTGTTATAACGAAAATCGCCCGCTGATGGTGATCCTGGTCGTTGTGCTGTGGTGCCATTTGGCATTGCTATAGAATTTGTGCCTACAATTTGTAATTGTCCTGTTCCATCTGGATCAATTTGTATATTACCGTTTGTTGTGCTTGTTGACATTACATTTGTTGAGAATGTAAAATCTCCCAAGTCACCGCCTACGCCAAAGTCACCTGTGTATCTCGCACCACTAATATAAACACTCTTGCCTGTAAAACTTACGCCATTAGGCAAGTTTGTACTAATAAAGTGTAATACGCCACTTTGATAATCAAAAAACCATTCGTCGTTATTACCAGAACCTGTAGCAAATACCTGTGTGCCTCCAGACGCGGCAGATCCAGCACTACTGCTAGTGTGTATATAAGCTTTTACTTGGTATGTTGAACCAATTTCAGGTGATATCCAATCTGTTAGTCCTGTTTTCCAAGTTCTATTCGCTGTTGATGTAATATCTTCTGTGCATTCTTGTGGGGCACTTGTCGTGTATACAGTTACAACCTCGGAGCTTGATCCTGGTATTGTGCTAGGAATACTTGAAGCCTCCTTCCAAACTTTGTCGCCACGTAGCAACAACGAACTTGAAATCGCTTCGTTAGGCGCCTTTTTAAGTGCGTTTGTATCTGTTTTGGTAGCACCGTAACCTAGTTTTTTCCATAGGTAGTCAATTTTTTGGCTATCTGAAATGGCCATTATGAAGCCTCCCCTATGCTTATCGCAGTCACTGATTCACCGCTTGCTAGTGCTATTCTTACCAATACGACATTGCCTGTAGCATTGGACATATTCTCTGAGCCAAGTGTCATTGTATAGCCACCACTTAGTGATGTGCCTGTTGCAATTCTGTCACCTGATGTAAACGCACAGCCATTACTGCCGTTACCGCCATTGCCTGTATCACTGCCCGGAACACCACTACCACCATATGTTGTACTTGAATCTATCCATCCATTTAGTCCACTAGCACTATCAATTGCAGTGCCTGGTGCGGCAATCCATAATCCACTTATGCCTGAACTTGATGTAATGTTAATATCAAAGTTAGCAACAACTTGTCTACGGAAAGCAAATGTAAAGTATTGTGTTCCCGTATCAGCACTACGATCAGGTCCTACTGGTAGGAAGCCTGAACTATAATCTGTTACATCGTATTTTAAAACACCAAGTCTAATTGTTGCTTCTTTTGTTCCACTAACACCTGGATCACTATTTTCAGAATATAAATCGTTAGTATAAAAATTTGTTGCACCGTTAAAACTAGGTGTGTTTGTTGTGTCGGCATTAAAATCAAATACACGTTTGCCATCATCTGTATACGTGCCGTTGCCTAAACTATCTGCTACAGCAATGGTCTGTTCAACAATACCACTCTGTGATGATCTGTGTACTTGAATATTAGTTGTGTTTTCAACATAACTACTTGTTCCGTTACAGTTGGATGCTCTTACTTTTACTCTGTCAACTGTTCTTACGCTACTTGTTGTAATAGGTACTGAAAGAGATCCTATCGTGTATGCAGACGCAACGCCAGTATCAGCATTTGGTATACCGCCTGTTAGCATTGAACTTGCACCATCAATTTGTGCGTAAGTATAGTTTGAATTAGTAGTTGCCGCGCTACTTGTACTTTCTTGGTTTGTTCCGTTATCTACTTCAACGACTGATGACGTATCTCGGTAGGCTTGTCCTGTTAAATCACTAACCTGTACACCAGTTAAAGTAAGTGTTGGACTTCCTGTGTTATAATATGGTATACCAGAAACATATCTTTTTGTGCCGCCAGTTCCTTCAGACAATGTGCCAGAATCATCTATAGTAGGCGTTGCTGTTATATCATCATATACAACAGAAACATAGTTTGTATTACCTGTTGCACTGTGTTCTAATCTTTCGTCATTTACACCTACTGTATAACTTGCAAGTGCTTGCGTAATTTTGGCATCAAACGTTTGATAAAATCCTGTTGGATAAGTTGCTGAACTAATTGTGTCGTTAGCATCACGTTGGTCACTTACAACAAGCGAGGTAAATGTTCCATTCTCGTTCAATGCTGTTGTAAATGTTTTATTACCTTTATCAACGCCGTTAACAGTTGCAGTTAGTGTTCCACTCAAACCATTGTAAGCATTAGCAATAACATTTGTGTCAATTGTGCCACTTGTATATCGTCTTGCTGTAGTTGTAGTCAACGCCGCGCCCGCAACCAATGGATTACTCGTACTGTTATCTGCAAATCCAGCACAAAGTTTTGGACTTGAGCCTTGGTATGAATCACTCAACGTTAGCGATTTAGTACTCAAATTCGCTGGTGCAGATGGCGTTGCATTCATTTGGAACACAATACTTGAATCTGAATCTGACTGTAATGTTAAATCAGGAGTTCCGTTTGCTGTAAAGGCTAATGTGTAATTGCCTGCTGATTCACCTGCATAATCATGATCTAATGTTGCGCCTATAGAACCAGCACTTACACCATCTTCAGTAGGAGTGTCGTTTGTACTACCATCACCCCAATTATATACATAATCATCTGCGTTTTGTGATGTGTTTGTTGCTCTTACTAATGCTCTATTATTTCCATTGTAGTCTGTGTAATCATAAATGTCATATTGATTGTCACCAGATCTATCACTTGTTGTTACTGCTGTGGCCGCAATGTTTGCTCTAACATCTGGTTCAACGTGAACTGTAAAGTTAGAACTAATAAATGGACTACTTGTATGATTACTAATAACTCTCAAGTTACCAGTATAATTTCTTGCTGTTCCTGATGCTTGGTCGCTTGGACTCAACGCAAACGTGTGACTAATAGTGTTACCAGTGTCACCACTTCCGCCTGTACCAACATTTACTGTTGTATCTGAAGTTCCATCGCCCCATTGGTATTCATATTGAATACCATATGTTGCATAACTGCCAATTGTTGCTTCAGTATTATTAGTAAAGGTAATCGGTAATCCACTAGTACTTTCTTCGTTAATACCTGTTGTCGCACTTAATGATACTTCAGGAGTATGTGTGTCATAAATTTTATATGCGACATTGTCACTAGTTGGTATTACTGATGGATCAGCAGTATTATGACTGTCTAGTGTTAGTATAACTGTTCTTGTTATTTCTTGTTCTGAAATTTCCGTAAACGTATGGTCAAGTCTTGCGCCGGCAGAACCACCTGCGGCACTATCACTTGAAATAACATTGTCGCTACTACCATCGTCCCAATCCCAAGTGTATTGAATTGTAGCACCGCCAATGTTTGTTGTATTATTATCAAAGTAAACTTGGTCACCGTCATCCCAATATGTAATTGGACTACCGCCTGATGAAGCGGCATATGCGGCAAAACTAACAACCGGGTTAGCAGTATAGATAATAATATATCCCGCTCTTAATTTAGTTGCGGTGCTTCCTGTTCCACAGCCACTATTGTTATATGCAGTGACCTCTACATCAAATGGTGATCCTACGTTAGAACTATATGTATGTGTTGGAGTACTGTCTGTTGTTCCTGTTGTTGTGTTACCATCGCCCCAATCAATAGTGTATCTATTTGCGTTTCCTGTGGCAGTAATAGTTAGTGTTACAACAAGTCCTGCACCACCTACTGTTTGGTCAGCAGTAAAGTCTACTTCCTTAACAAAAGTACTATTACGAATGTTTTCAACAACTTCGTTTAAATCATCAATAGCATCTACAACTAATGTAGACGATGTCCAATCTAAATACGCACTGCACGTTGTTAAGCTGCCATCTGTTGGTGTACCTAATGTAAGTGTGCCACCGCCTAGGCCTGCTATTTGAGTATCTACATATGCTTTGTTTGCCGCATCTGTACCTGCTACCGGAGTTGCTACATCTTCAACTACTTTACTAGAAACAGAAATAATACCCGTGCCGTTAGCATTTAGTATTAAATTACCATTTGTATTTGTTGTAGTGATTGTATTGGTATCAATTTCAATGTTACCAACTTGTAGATCGCCGGCAATATCCAACGAGTACCCCGGGGCAGCTTCGTTAATACCAATACGTGAGTTAGTTACATCTAGATATAATAAGTCTGTTTCAAATGCCAAGTCAGTGCCTTGTCTGACTAGATTTGGTTGTAACATTGGTCCCGAGACGCGACCTATAGCCATATTATTCTCCGTTTAAAAATACTTTATACCGTATTTATATAGAGTTTAATTATTAAACTGTGTCGAATCCGCTTAATGCTACAATAACATGACTGTTAGGCGGGGCAGATGTAAATGTAATAGTTGTTCCTGATACTGTGTAAGCAGAATCTGGTTCTTGGAAAATGTTATTAATAAAAATAAGAATATTGTTTTCGTCAGCAGGCGCAGAGGATAACATATTAAATGCCGTTGTTGAGCCATCGCCAGTGTCTGTATCTTTAGTAATAGTCGTAGTGCCGTTAATTCTTATTTGATTCCAAGTGCCTAAATGATATGTTTCTAATCCACCTGTTGTGACATTAAATCTAACCATCCCAGAGTCTGCTATAGCAGATCCTGGTCGTTGATTCGTAGTTCCTATAGGAATTCGTATGGCATTTGTTCCACCAAGATTGAATAATTCCTGAGTAAAGTATTCTGGATTTGTACGATCAAATGGCATAATATTATAAACTCATATAGTTAACAAAAACATTTACAGGTACTGTCGCCGGCGAACCAGACCAATTGGTAGATGAGTTACTTGCATCATCTAAATCAATATAAAATTTATCACCATTTGTTAATAGCCACTTATTGGCAGTAAATCCTGTTATAGTGTTTACATGTAAATTTGATCCAGTAGAGATAGGAACTGCAAAACCTCCCGCTTTGGATGAATCATATAATAAATTATTAACTGTTACAGAGTCACCGCTGGGAACTAAATTCAATGCCCAATTAAAAAATGAGTCGGCGTGACTATCCGTATTAAAAATAATTATATCTGTAACAGCAACATTGCCTGATGCAGTAAAAATTGCTGTTGAAGAATTGTTTGTTACATTTGTTATTGTGACTGCCATAAATTATCCACCAAATACTAAAGCATAAGCAATTGCTTTACTCTTACTTATCATTTCTCCACTTGTTGTGTTATTTACGAAATATAGTCCTGTGCCACCACCGCTTGGTGTTTTGGAATAAATTTTATTAACAGATACTGTAGCACCTGGATCACCGCCTTGATCAGTAAAATCTAACTGTACTGAAACGCTGGCCGCTTTGGATAATACAATATTACCCGTTCCATTTGGCGTAAGAGTAATATTACCATTTGTGTTAGATGAAATAATATCATTTGCATTAATATTAATATTATCTACACTAAGTTCACCTGTTATAGTAACAGCATTTGTTCCATTATCAAATACAATGTTTGAACTACCAGCAAGAGTTCCACTATTATTATATTGAATATTAGTATTAGCACCACCTGGGGTTGGTGACCCTGCCGCAGTATCTACATATGCTTTGATAGATTGTTGTGTTGCTAAAGCAGTAGCACTATCACTTGCCATATTATCTTCATCTAATATGTCGCTAATAGTAACACCATTAACAGTTAAATCACCTGTTGTTGTAACAGAAAGTGCTTCTAAGTCTGCTAATCCCGAGCCGAGTTTAAAACTCCATTTGTCTGTAGTTTCATTCCAAATCAATGATGTATCGTCAGAAGTGCCTCTTTCAATTACAACACCTGCTGTTCCAAGCGTAACACCTGCTCCTGATTCATTCTTGTTTAATACAATTGTATTATCTTGAATGTCTAAATCTGTTGTATTAACCGTGGTAGTAGTTCCAGTAACAACTAAATTGCCTGTTACTTGAAATGCATCTGCTGTAATATTAACATCATTTGAACCAACGTTGATATTATAATCGCTGTTAACTCTTAATTCCTTTGCCATATTTCGTGATTTCCAATGTTATATTATTTATACAAATTTTAGAATAGAAAAGGGGCCGATGGCCCCTTTCCTGTATTGATCGTAAGAATATCAATTAAGCGTCTTCTGTCCAATCGTCGTCGTCTACACCGACTAGTGTATTGTCGTCGCCTGCTTCCTCGACTTGTGCCGCACCGTCTGTTAGATCTACTGTGAAGTTCCATGGAACTTTACTGCCATCATATGCGTTTGAACCTGTAGCAGTCGGAGCTGCTAATGTTGCTGTACGGCCAGAAATTTTACTTGCTAGGTATGTTTCACCATCATCCATTTTAAATGAAATTGACATCTCACCTGATGCTAGGTTTGCTGGTAAATCATCCCAAGTTAAAGTACAAGTATGTAATCCTGCTGTTTCGATTTCTTCAACAACAAAACGTTTACTTGCTTTTTGTTTAACAATATAACCTTCTTTAACACCGCCGCCGCTGTTAAAGTTAACTTTGATTTCGTTACCGCCGGCTGTTGGGCCTACGCCCGCGACACCGAAGTATCTTTTATTAAGTGGTCTACCCATTTTATTTCTCCTTTTAGAAGTCCGTTGCGGGTTTTAACCGCTACGAGGAAGGTTAATCCCCATAAACTTACTACCCATTAGTAAGCATTACTATTTAGTCAAGAAAAACCCCCCAAATAATGGGGGGTTATCTTTACAAAAAATTCTAAACCTTATGCAAATGATAGGTTTGATACTGCAATTGTTTGTAGGTAGTCGCCAGCATTACCTAGTGATGATGCTGTGTTTGTTAGTGCAACATAACCATAACGTGTCATGAAGCCTACGACTGGCTCGAATGTATCTGGATCTAGTACTGTACCAGATGACATTAGAGGAATGTATGGGCAGTAGAAAGCAGCTGCGTCTGCTTCGCTTGAACCCTTGTAGCCTACTAGTACTGCTGTATCATCAGCTGCGTATGTATCAACATAGATCTTCATTGTACCATTTAGTGTGCCAACCATCTTTTGGTTAACTGGTGCTTCGAATGAACCTTCTGTTGTACGTGCAAATGCACTTGTTGAAGCGGATTGGATAACTGTTAGTGCTTGTGGTGAAACGACTGCCCAGTTACCTGCACCACGACGTGTGCGTTGTGCAATTGTGTTGGCTGCGCGGTTCATTAGAACTGCTAGAGCGGCGTGCTCGTCACCAACGTATGTTGCTGTACCTGATACTGCGTTTTGATCATATGGATCACCTGCTGTTGCGATACTACGTAGTGAACGTAGGATCTCTTGATCAATTTCTGCAGTAATTTCTTGTGCTAGTGCTGACATGATTTCTGCTTCCATGTCAATACCGTGCATTGAGTTAGCATCTTGAGCAGCTTCGAAAGTCCAACGTGCTGATAGCTTACGTGTCTTTGCTTCAACTGGTTGCTTCAAGATTTGGATGCTTAGACGGTTACCGCCTGTGCCTTCGTTAGCAGATGTTGAACCTGCTGTATCAGCAGATGCAACGTTACCTGAGTAACCTTCAGCAACTTTGAATGGGCTTAATGCTTCTTCGCCTGCTGTTGTGTTACCACCTGCGTTACCTGTGAATGCATCAGCGTAACGTACTCTCAATGTGTGAATTTGTCCTACTGGACCTGCCATTGGTTGAACACCAACGATTTCGTTAGCAATTACTGATGGCATTACGCGGCGGATTACTGGTAAAATTACGCGGTTAAGTGTAGCAACATTACCTGATGTTGATGCGCCGGCTGTAGCAGCCTCTGTCAAATAGCCTTTTGTATTCTCTAGAGTTACTGCCATTGTACTACGAGTTGAACCTGAAAGACCTTCTAATAGTGCGTCTTTAGTTTCACTCCAGTTTTCATTTAATAGTTCTGACATTTTTAGTCTCCTAAACTCCTTAATTATAAATTTATAATCCTGCTAACTTCTTGATATCAACAATGTTGGAAGTGTTTGGTGTTTCTTCAACTTGCTTTTCAACAGGTTGGCGATCACCAGTTACTTCTTTCTTTACTGACTCAGTAAGTTTGCGTTTAATACCAGTGCCATCGCCATTAATAACTGCTGGCAGGTATTTGTCAAAAGATGCTTTAAGTTTATCAGTTTGTACTGACTCAAGTAAACTTTCCATAACCTCTTTCTTCTCTTTCGCCAATGGTGAAAGAAGTTGAGAGAGTGTTTCTTTACGGTTTGCTTGGTCATTAATAACGTTGATTTCACTCATTTTTGTCTCTACGAGTGCATCCTTTTCTTCAATTGTTTTATTGGCTTCTGCCAATACACCTTCCATTTCTGAAAGTTGCTTGTTGAGTTTTGCAACTTCAGTATTCTCATTCAAATATGAATGTGCATACTCTGCGGCAAAAGCTTCAAATAATTGACGTCCAAAGTTATTCTCACGAGCACTTTGAATATCTTCTTTAAGTTGTGACATCTCACCCTTAATAGTTTTAGTGACAGTCTCTTCAACCATCTTAGCACTACGCTCGATAAATGTTTTCTTAAGTTCGGCTAGTTTTGTTTTTGCTTCAGCAACTAACTTAACTTTTGTTTCAACTACGTCTTTCTTGTCTTCGTTGAATTCAACAATCTCTTCGCTTAATGCTTTGATTACGAAATCTTCTAGTTTCTGCATTGTTTGAGCCTGTGTGCCTCTATCAGCACGGAACTCATTCATTTCAGTTGCTAGATTTTCTGTTACGAACTTGCTTAGAAGATCGGCATGCTCTGTTACTGCTGTCTTGTATGCTACTCGCTCAGCTAGTAGTGCTTGCTTGTCTTCTACAAACTCGTTGATTTCTTGTTTTAGAGAATCTGTAACCATTGTATCTAGGGCTTCGACAATCGCCTCCTTATCGTGCTCATATCTCTTTGCAAATTCTTCGCGTAACTCGGCCTTGTTTTGCTCAGTGGCTTCTACCAACTTTGCATCCCAAGCTTCCTGGAGTTCAACTTGAACTTCCTCGGAGATAATATTGTTTTCGATAAGTGGTTTGAATACGTCTAACATAATGCTCTCCTAAATTTTTAGGTCCTTTATGAGACGCAAAATACTCTCTTTGAGATATTTTTGCGCCTTTTGATTCTCACGTACTTCAGCCGCCATCTCAAGCACTCTATGACCGCCTCTCATGTTTAAAAGGCCTTCATAAATTGCTGTTGGATATGCTTCTGGAGCACTTGGTTGCGCCACTACGTCAATAGTGACAATTTCAAATTCTGAAACATCGCCAGAAGATTCACGGACATTGCCGCTACCTCTGGATGAAACTCCTAATTTAACACCTGACTCAAGCATAGTTTTGACTAAGTTACCCATTGGTGTTGGTAGTACTTTCATCTTACCATAACCGTTGGGTCCATCCATCCACATTTCTGTAACCATGTGGGATACACGATCTAAGTTAATCTTAAGATCGTCTGGATGATCAACTTCGCCTAGTACTGAGTTTCCTTGATTGATTTGCTCATTTAATGTTGATACTGCGGTTTGAATTTCAGAGACAGGATATACACGCTGATTTGCATTCTTTACACCACCTTGAATGCAAATACCCTTCATGTATAGATTCTTGCCTTCTGAATCAGTCTCAGTTACCATGCGAGCTTGGTCAAATGTCAAGTGTTCTCTTAGATAAGTCATGTTTTTTATCCGTTATACTTTCTTCATGTCTGGTTCAGTTGACATGCCCATATCTGATGATGATGGGTCTGCTGAACTTGAACCTTCTCCTGATGACATTGCACCTGGTTCGTTTGCGTCACCTTGTGGCTTACCACCTTTGGCAACAGGTGATGAACCTTCGCCAGCGCCACCCTTAGGTGCAGGAACTGCCTTTAGTTCAGCGCCTTCGGCAACTACATCTTCTTCTGACTCTTCTAGATCTTCTTCTGCTTCTTCAGCTGACTCTTCAACGGATTCTTCCATTTCTGGCTCCATGTAGTCGCCTTCTTCGTCGGCTTCTTCGCCTTCGTCGTCGCCAACTTCAGCCATTAACTTGTCGAATTCTGCTTGAAGTTCGTCAAATGCAGCTTCTAGATCACTAATTCTTTCATCGGCTTCTTCGTCGGCTTCTTCGCCTTCGTCGTCACCTTCTTCTTCTTCGGCATCCATAGCATCTTCA